TTTGTGCTAATAAAAAACATACAAATATGGCATGTGAATTAAGCACAGGATTTACTCTCGATTGCAAAGACGGCATCGGTGGAATTAAGCAAATTGTTTTGGTTGACAAAACAGAAGTAACGTCTTTCACCTTAGACGCTAACGAAGTTGTTACTTTTATTGTTGGTCCTTCAGCAGGTGATTTGTACACATACGAATTACCAACGCAAACAGGATCGTTTGAAGAAACAATTAACTTCAACCGCGACAACGGAACAGTATTTTACACGCAGACGGTAAACGTAATGTTGAACAAATTAACATCTGCAAAGCGTTTGGAATTGCAAAACGTTGCACAAGCTCGTGTGATTGTTTTCGTTGAAGACACAAACGGCAATTGGTGGGCTGTTGGTTATGAGTACGGAGCAGACCTTTCAACTTCAACAGCGGCAACTGGTGCTGTTCTTGGAGATATGAATGGCTACACTTTAGCGTTCACTCACGAAGCTGCAAAGCGTGCTTACTTGTTGGACGGTGCGCCTTCAACACTTCTTGACTAATCAAAAAACTTTTACACATAGAGGGGCAAAGCGTCCCTCTGTGATGTAATTTTAACGTAAAGGGAAAGGGAATGGTATACCTAAATACAAATACAGCGAATCAATACGCGTGGCTTTCACTTGATGAAGGTCGCCAGTATTTCAACGTTGCCTTTACGCACTATTTGCTTGTCATGACTTACGAAATGACAGGTGAACAACTCGCGCAAGTAGTGACCGTGATAAACGAGAACGAACGCGTAACTAAAATAAGACTTACCACAGTTGGTTTGGTCGATGCAGGTCGTTATCACTACGAAGTATACGGACAAAACAGCTCAAGCAATATAGACCCCACCAACGCTTCCGTAGTTGGTATGGTTGAAAAGGGTTTAATGATTTTGCAAGACGGAACAATTTACTTCGACGTTTCAACGCCAACGATTCCCGTTGACGTAATTTATACAGGCGCATAAAATGAGCAATATACAAGCAATAAATCTTTCAGCTTACCAACCAGTTGAAGCGTTTGAAAAAGAGAATCGCGCAGGTTGGATTGACTACGGACAGAACAACTTATTTCCACAGCATCTAATAACGCTTTATTATAACAGTCCTATTCACAACGCGTTGACGAACTCAATTGCGTACATGATAGAAGGACAAGGAACAGGAACAATTCTAGACAATGCTTTGCAAGGTATCGCGTTTGACTTAAAACTTCAAGGTTCATTTTGTGCTGAAGTAATTTGGTCAATGGACTTTACACGCGTGGTACAAATAAACCACTTGCCTTTTGAGAATTGCAGACTTGCATACGACAAAGAAGAAGACGACGTAACAGGAATTTTCTATTCGAAAGACTGGGCAAACACGCGAAGTAAAAGAGGAAAGCCCGAATTTATTCCTGCGTTCAATCCTTCAATAGCACAAGAACAACCGCGTCAAGTTATCTACGCACACGGAATGATGGCAGGTTCTTCTTACTACGCGAAGCCAGACTACTTTGGAGCGTTAAACTACGTTGAGTTAAGTTACCAAATGGGACTTTACCACGTTAATAATATTTTGAATGGTTTATTTCCTTCATTCATTATAAACTTCTTAAATGGGATTCCGCAGAAAGAAGAACGTGAAGCTATTCGTCGTGAGTGGGAAACACGTTTGAGCGGTGCAAGCAACGCGGGTAAGTTCTTAATGACGTTCAACGAAGATCCTGCACGCGCTCCACAAATCGAATCGTTTCCACTTAGTGACGCAGACAAGCAATATCAATTCTTAAGCGAAGAAACAGCGAAGCAAATAATGGTAGGACACCGCGTTGTTTCACCATTGATTCACGGCATACGCGACACAACAGGATTTGGAAGTAACAAAGACGAAATGGTTGTCGGTTTAGAGATATTCAACAACCAAGTTATTAAGCCTTATCAAAGAATTATAGAGCGTGTTTTTACTCCAATTTTAGGAGAGATAAACATCGAAATGAATTCGCCTTTTGACGACGAAGTTGTGGTTGTTGAACCAACGGTTCAAACTGCTGAATTAAAAAAAAAAGTAGTTGCTGCTGAAAATAAGATAAGCAAAGAACAAGGCGAAGCGTGGCTTAATCACTTACGCGCAAAGGCTGAGTACATCAATGAAGAAGAATGGGAGTTAATTTCTGACGAAGAAGTAACTAATCCAGAAGGCGAAGAAAATTACCGCACCGAGTTTATGAGTGTTCGCGGTTATTCAAACCCCAACGAAAGAGATACGTTAGACACAGGACTTTACAAAGTACGTTATTACTACTCAAAGAACTTCACATACAAAGACGGAGAAATTGTAACGCGTGACTTTTGTCAAGAAATGGTTGCGCTATCAAAAGAAGGTGCGTTATTCCGTTACGAAGACATTCAAGATATGAGCGACGCAGGAGTAAACGGAGAGTTTGCACCCTCAGGAAGTTCAAGTTATAATTTGTTCATTTTTAAGGGCGGAGTCTATTGTCGCCATGCGTGGTTTAGAAAAGTCTTTGTACGCAAAAGAGAGGGCGGACGCTTCCTTCCAAACGACGGATTGAACAACGACAGAGTTGTAACAGGCGGTGTTGCAAACGAACTATTTCCAAAAGGACAAGAAGCGGTTCGTCCTAACGATATGCCGAACAGAGCATCTTTAAAATATAAATAAAAACTACAATGGCACTACAACCCGAAGTTCTTTTAATAGACGAAAACTACATTAAAAAATATACATGGATTAACGGTTCGGTTGATCCGTTGTTAATGTACCCTGCTATCTATTTGTCACAGGACAAGTACGCACAATTGTATTTGGGAACTGATTTATACAATCGCATCAAAGAAGATGTAGTAAACGACGACATCGCAGGAGCATACGCAACCCTTCTTGACAATTACTTGCGTCGAATGGTTATGTGGTGGACGATGTACGAAGTGCTTCCGCATTTGTACGTTAAAACCGACAACGGAAGTTTAGTAATTCGCACAAGCGAAGACACTACACCAATTAGTCAAACCGACTTACAAAACTACCGCGATCAGGCGCGTTCGCAGGCTATGTTTTACACTCAGCGAATGGTCGACTATTTGTGTTTCAATCAGTCTGAGTTTCCGGAATACACGACAAACACAACACAGCAGATTTGGTCGCAAACAAATGTATATCCGTCGAACGCTTTTGAGATTAGCGACGGACGCGACAGATTACCTTACGAATATAGAAGACGTGGTTTAGGTTGGTTGAGATAACTAAAACAAAAACTGAATGGCAACAAGGGGACGCAAGAAAAATTTAACGATGCACAAAATCTACGAAGAAAAGTTTCGTAAATATTTAGCAAAGAAAGAAAAACAAATAAAGAAACTGCAAAATGAAAGTTAACGCTGAAGGTTACGCACTAATCAAAAAGTTCGAAGGTTGTAAATTGAAAGCATACCGCTGCCCGTCAAATGTGGCTACAATTGGCTACGGAAACACATTCTACGAAGACGGTACAAAGGTGAAAGACGGCGACGTAATAACGCAAGAACGCGCCGAAGAACTGGCTAAATTTATCATTGACCAATTCGCCGTAACGATTGCGCCATTCATTTTACAACCGCTCAACGACAACCAATTTAGTGCGTGTGTTTCACTTGCGTACAACATCGGAACGGCGGGGTTTAAACGTTCGTCGGTATTCAAGAAGCTAAACGTTAACCCACTCGACGCAACCATTGCCGATTCGTTTCGTCTTTGGAACAAGGGTGGCGGTAAAGTGTTAAAGGGTTTGGTTCGTCGTCGTGAAGCTGAGATACAATTATATTTTAAGGCGTAACGAAAATTATATTTTAAGTCATGAACACCGAAAACGAGATTCAATTGATACACGAAGAACTACAAGAAATGAATAAGAAGATAGACCGTATCTATCATGTTCTTATAGGCGACGACGAAATGAAAATCGAAGGTCTTGTGAGTAAAGTTCAAAAGCACGACAAATATATTCAGAATCAACGCTTGCAAGTAGCTCGTTTAGGTGGTATAGCAACGGCTGCGGGTGTCGTTGGTGGTTTAATTGTTCAACTAATTTTAAAATTAATATGAAAGACTGGTTAAAATCTTTGTTAACATCGTGTTCAAAAGTTTCTTCGAAAAGAATTGTTGCTATATTTGTTTCGCTCAATCTAATTGTAATAAGTTACATTGCGGTTTTTAGCTCTTATGATTGTCCTATTTCAATGTTTGACACGCTCGCATTGTTAACGGGTGGTTTGTTTAGCGGAACTGTGATTGAGAAATTTACAAACCAAAAAACAAATGGCAAAACAAACGGAAGCGAGAAAAATAGCAGCGGAGATTTGCAGTAAATTTCCCGAAGCTCCTTCACATTCTTTAGCGACAAAACTTTTCGAGGAATATCCTGAAGCGTTTGAAACGCAAGAACACGCGCGTAATTACATTCGTCGCGTTCGCGGTAAAATGGGGACAAAAAGCCGAAAATTTAACACACAAAAAGAATTGATGGACACAGCACCAAGACCTTCCAACCCATACGCACTTCCTAAGTCATACGCGAAAAAAAGAAGACACGTTGAATTAAGTGGTACGAAGTTCTTGATTCTTTGCGATTTGCATTTTCCATATCAAGATAACGAAGCTATTGAGTGCGCAATAAACGAAGGGTTAAAACAGGGGTGTGATTCAATTGTTTTGAACGGCGACGCGTTAGATTGTCACATGATTAGCGACTTCGTTAAAGATCCACGCAAGCGTAAATTCAAAGACGAACTTTATTCTATTCGTCAATTCCTCGCATCGTTAAGACACACGTTTCCGAACGCGAATATCTATTACAAAGAAGGAAACCACGAAGAACGCTACTGGCGTTATATGCGCATCAAAGCACCCGAACTATTCGACATCGACGCGTTCGACTTTCCAACCCTTACCCATTGCGACAAACACAACGTGAAATGGATTGACGGAAAGAGCAAATTAAACATAGGTAAACTTTCAATCTTTCACGGACACGAATTTGGAAAACAATTCCTTCCGTCTGTCAACGTGGCGCGTGGTTTGTTTATGAAGACAAAAGTTTCGTCTATGTGCGGACACCACCACCAAACAGCGGAGCATAGCGAACGTGACGCAAATGGAAAATTCATAACGTGCTTTGCAGTCGCTTGCTTGAGTGAACTTTCTCCAGATTATAACCCGTATTCAAAATACAACCACGGATTTGCAATTGTAACCAAAGGAAAAAACGGAGCGTTTAGCGTTCACAATTACCGCATACACGAAGGACAAATACTATAAACCAAAAACAAAACAACTATGTTAATCACAACAATTTTTTTCTTTACTGCAATTATTGCGGTGCTATGGGTTCGAGGTATTGACACAATGGCAAAAGACCATCCGAACTACAAAGGTGAAGACTTAATATAACGCACAATGGATAAAAGAGAATACCAACCCGACGCACTTGTTGTTGTAATTGCAACATCTGTTTTTTGGGTGCTTGTATGCCTTGCATTTTGGAACTTCAACCCGAAGATTGAAACGCAAGTACAAATACAAAAACAAGACAGCATTATCTATTACAATAGCGGCGAATACGACCGCCTGTTAGAAGAAGAAATTAATTTATACGGAACATACAGACGATATGAAGACGCTCAACTTTCAGCCAAAGCCACCTATAAAAGAACTCGCGATACTATTATTGTTCGAGATACTATTACTCGCGTGGATGTTATCACTTTAGTTAATTCTTGCGACAGCGTTATTGAAGCTGATTCGCTTGTTATCGACAACCTCAAAGAACAAATAAACATCAAAGACGAAAAGACCAACAATTTAGAAGAAGTCGTTGCAGCTTATGAACAGAAGACAGTCTTATTGAGCGAACAAATAAACACTCTAAACGTGGAAAACAAAAAGCTCGACAAACAAAAAAAGCGCAGAAACCGCGCCTTAGTTGTTAGTTCGTCCGTCGCTGTTCTTTCTACTTTTGTTCTTTCAATTTTACTTTAGATTCGGGAACGTAGAACTTCAAAGAGAACTGGATTGCTTCGCTTAAAAAAGTGTTGCGACTATTTTCTCCGCGTTTCTCGTCAATCTCGTTCCACAGGTCTTTGTGCAAGTACACACAGATACCTTTTTTAGTTTTGCTCTCTGCCATCTTCATTATTTTTAGTCATCATTGAACCAATCATAAGCGCAAGATAAATTTTCTCTTTTGCGTTTAAGTCCTTTCGTTGTGAAAGCTCCAGAAGGATATCTCCAAGAATCTTACCTTGTTGAAAGTAGTTCGCAAGCGAATTAACAATTTCTCGTTCGCGTTCGTAAGTCATTTTGAGCGACTCGTATAGTGGTGTTGGTTTCATTCTTATTTGTTTATGTGATATTTTTCTAAATAATCAATTAAAGTGTCTCTTGTTTTATCTAACATTTCCCATTCTTCAGGAGATGTACGTTCGCCTATTATGTTATGAATTAACGCGAATAGATGTATTAAACTTTGAATATCTTGTTTAAGATAAAATAACTTTTCGCCATAGTCTTCGTCTTCAAAATCGTACTTGTGTAATAGGTCTACTATTTCAGTAGTGGCTAAACTATATTCTTTTTCTTCTTTCATTATGCTAAATTATTAAATTGTTTTTACCCCACAACGTATTGTCCATAACTTGGATTGAGTTCGAAATACATTCGCATCATTATAGCGTCGGCAACGTCTGGCGAAATACCTTCGCGGTTCTTGATTACGTCCTTCGGTGTTACTTGCAACTTACCGTCTACGTCTGCGCGGTGTCGTTTAATCATTTCTAACTCACGAATGATTTGTTCTTTGCGCGTACTGGATAAGATAGTGAGCCGATTCTCCTCTACATATTGAGCCAATTTGTAATAACATTCGCTTTTCAAGTTTTGGTATTGCGGGTGTTTTGGTTTAGATCCGTTGACAAACCCTCGACATTTCAAGAAGTCAACCACACCACCACCAACACCGTCTTCGTCACAGACTACATTTTGAAGCAAAATTGAGTATTGTTGACAGGTTAAACGAACTTTATTCACGACTTCGTCCAACGCAGCACGATTCATTTCAATTATATCAATGATAGTTAGACCTTCCCAAACGCAAATGATTGTCCTATCCTTACCAAAACGAGCAATATCCGCTGTGATATACTTCTTGCCTTCATTGATTACTTCGTTGCGAAACATTCGAAGTAAGTTCTCCGTTTGAAACAACTTGTCGCTGTCGTCGTCGAACTCCCAGTTGCCTTCCAAAAGTCTTTTGCGGTCGTATTCAGGAAGTCGTCTAAGAGATTCAATGTAAGCAATAGGAAGAAAGGGGTTATCTTGCGGTAACGCTTGCACGAACGCACGGTGTGAAGGTAGTTCGTTGCGGTTGTTCTTCATGTAGAACTCGTTGTAAAGCCAACCCTTCGAAGGATTGCACGAAAGAAAACCTTTTGGAATTAACCCGAACTCATTCAACTTAAAACGGCAACGTGAATGGACAATGTTAACCGCCTTTTCGCTTACTTCGGATACCTCATCTATAAAATAGTCTGTGAGCTCCATCGAGCCAAGTTGGTCGAAGTTCGGGTTTGACGGATAACTGAACAAATCTTTCAAAACAATTTCGCTTCCGTTGAAAAACTTAATTATGTTTGATTGTCCGTTGTAGGTGTAGTGTTTGTCAGCAACTAAACCAAAGTCTTGCGCTGTTTCGAAGAACGTGTTTAACGTCGTCTTTTTAAGCGTGTCTAATTTGCTTCGTCCAATAAGAGAACGTGTCCCTGCGTACTTCAAACGACGTTGTATCTGCCACATACAACCGAACTTAGTCTTTCCACCCCCTGCCGCGCCACCGTAAAGAACTTGTTCAACGATGCTATCGGTGTTTAAGTAATTCAACGCTTCGATTTGACGCGGCAGGTAGTTTGGTTTGTAAGGTTGCATTAAAATAGTTTTTGTTGACTATTATAAAAAGATAAATTATTGTTCGCTATTTTTATATAATCACTACTCATTTCACTACCAATAAAATTTCTATTAGAACGCAAAGAACACAATGCTGTTGTTCCGCTACCCATAAATGGATCGTAAATTAAGCCGCCTTCTGGACAACCCGCAAGAATTGGTTTGCGTAAAAGCTCGTCATTATAAGTAGCGTAATGACTACTTTTATTTGGTTTAGTTGTAATGTCCCAAAAGTCTGCAACATCACCACAATTTTTACCTTTTTCGCTATTCTTATTTATATCGTCGGTTTCGTATTCAACATAAGTCATTTTTATATCAATGTCGTTAAACTCATCGTCCCAATTATCTAAAAATTCTTTAATGTTATTCCAGTCAGAAACAGAAGGAAATGAAAAGCCTTTTTCGTCATTTCTAAACCAATGCTCAATAGTTGTTTTAGGTATGTCAACACTTTCGCATAAAACATTTATTGAAATTCTTTTTTTTATAAACTCTAAAAACTCTAATTGAGTTGGTAAATTTGGTCTTTTTTCAATTAAATTTTCACCTCTTTTTTTGTGCATACCTTGACGATGTTGTGATTCAATATCTAAATTTTCATATTTACTTTTTGGTATTAAATGAGATTTATCTCCTTTGAAGTTATTAGATAAACCACCTTCTTGTCCTGTGAATTTATATTTATATCTATTCAAACTTACATTTTTTACTTTATCTCTAACGCTGTCAAGGTCAAAGTAATACTTTTCGTTTTTAGTCATAAAGAAAATGTATTCGTGCTTTTTTGAAAACCTATCAGTTATACTTTCGGGCATCCCATTTCGTTTCGCCCATATTATGTCATTACGCATTATCCACCCCCTATCTATACACCCAATAGCAAAGCGATGAGGTAATAACAAAAGACATTTATTCAAAGGTTTTTTTACACCATTTTCAAACTTTGTTCCTTGAATATTTGCGTTCTCATTTTTATGTTTTCCCGTATCACCACCTTTACCACTATTACCTCCACCATAGGTATCCCCAAGATTTATCCAACAAGTTCCAGAAGGTTTTAATGCACGGTAAATTTCATTCATCATTTCCCATAGATGCTCAAGGTATTCTTGATAAGTTGGTTCTAAACCCCATTGACCTTCATATCCGTAATCTCTTAACTGCCAATAAGGCGGTGAAGTAATTACACAGTCTAAAAAATCGTTTGGCATTTTTTTCAATGTTTCCAAACAAGGTTCTTGATATATTTTATTTATTTCAATCATTGCTTCGACAAATATAATTTGTACAACTCACGCATTCCTTCGAAGTGAATCGATTCTTTCAATAGCTGTCGTTTGCGGTCACTCATGCGCTCAACCATTGGTTTATTCAAGTTTTGTTCGAAGTAAATTGTCTTTCTCGCCTTCGCTTTACAAAGTTTATATTCGTCGTCTGTGAACGTGTCCGCTGTTATCTGTTTGCTTTCTTCGAGCCAACGGATTAAAGACACCGCACGAATCTCAATCACCGTATATTTTCCCTTCTTATAGTTGTGAATGTCTTCTGCTAACATCCTTCTCCAGCTATCGTCGTTTACCGCCATTTCTTTTTCCTTTAATTGTTTTGATTCTTGTTCTTTTGATTCCGCGATTTCGCGTTGTATTTGTAGATTCGCTTTGTCGCGGTGGGGTTTGTAGTGCGTCAACACATCACCGATAAACGACACACTTAACGCTCCGAAGTGTTCGGTTTTCTTTGACAGTTCGTTCGCTGCGTTTAGTTCAAATGCAAGGTTGAAGTGTTCAAATGTCACCCAACGAAAATGTTTCACTATAAATTCATGAAGCATCTGGAGTAGTTGCGCTTCAGGCAACGCGATTCCGTACATAGCGCACACCTTCGAGCATAACTTAACGAACGCGGGTAGGTCGTAGTCGGCAACAAACGCGCTTTCGCGTTCCGCTTTGTCAACCCTTTGAGTAGTTGTGAGCGTCGTTGTAGATGCGTTGCGCAGCATCGGAGTCGAATTTTCCATTTTTGATTTTTGTGTTTTGGTTTGTAGTTACAAAAGTAGACAAGTCCCATTTACGCACCGCAGCCTTCCAGTCTTTCATTGAATTGCGTCCAACCTTCCAACCGTTAGCCTCGTAGTGTGCATGAAATTTCTCGGTAAATGCAAGCGCGTCTTTGTCGCTTAGTTTCTCGC